CCCTTAAATACTGCTGGAGTAGCTGCAATTAATTTAGTCATAGGTTCATTACAGTAAGTGCATGGTATTACTGGTCGACTGTGCCATCCGTGGGTAATCTCTTGACTAAGATTGCATCGTGTGCATTTGTAGTCGTAGGCTGGCATGTTAAGCACCTCTGTATCATGTAAGACCCACAGCCTGTGCAGCGGTCAATGTCTGCTTCTGTGGGTTCGCTAGTAAGATGACCATATTTAAGTATAAGTAGTGGCAAGAGATCCTCTAGACGGATGATGGCGGCATATTCACGCGCATCTTCACCTTGTCCGTTGAGTCTAATAACTCCAAAGCCTAATTCCCCCGAAATGGCTGTCCGAGCTTTTAATTGCTTTATGTATGCAAGAGGTTGAAATCCAGCGCGGGCTTTGACTTCAACATCGAACGGCACATTAACAATATCCTTGCCACTACCCCTTCCCACACATGCGCTCTGCCACCAAGTCGATAGGTACTCAGCTACTACGCGCTCTGTGCGGAAACCTCTGTGCTTTCTTGCTTGACTAGCCATTGTAGCTTCCTGCTAGGTAGCCAGCCCAAGCAGCTAAACATAAAGCAATTATCCAGATGTAATGAATAAGATCTTCCTTATCCATTGACTGCCTTACATTTAGCGCATTGCCATGTTACTACGCCATTGACTGAATCAGATGAGATGTCCTCTAAGTCTCTAATTGCTACTGGCTCATTGCACAGCTGACATGGTACGAATGCTGACATGAGATCTACCCATTCGCCATTAATCTTAATTCCTATGTTACCCATTTACGCTCTCGCTTTCTGTGGTGCGAACTTTCCATCTGATCCTAAGTTGTACCACCTAGTAGGGCATCGATGAGCTGATGAAATTGCTGTGTTGCAGAAGTAGCCACCCCACGCCTTTCCGTTCTTTTCACCCTCACGCCATTGCATGTGTCCATGCTCGCATGCTGGAGCTTCTACTGCCTCACCTGTTCCCATGATTGCAGCTACATTCTCCATAGCCTTGTCAAGTGTGACAGGCGCATCGACTACTTTGTTATATTGATTCACAGGCGTAGTCCAGTAATCCTGCTCTGCTGGCTCTGCATCTGCCTTACGAATCGCAGCTTCTAAATCCTGAACTGCTGGCTTAATAGCGCGTTGAGTTACGACCTTGGTCATTTCTTCTCGGCTTGGTCTCTTTCCTTTAGGCGCATAACCTGCATTTGCAAGTGCTCTGCCGATTGCCGAAGTCTCGCAATTCTCAAGTGCTGAAGTCTGATTAACACCCCTGCTAGTAACTGTTTCTTCAGCGTACCCTGTTGCCCACGCAACACCATCTTCAGCATTCTTAAATAAATAAGCTTTAACAATGTATCGAGTTGCCTCGACAACTTCCAACTCAGTTGATATGCGAAACGCTGGATAGTCCTTAATAAACTTTTCAAGTCTTACCTCCACTGGCTCATAATCTGCTAAATTAAACATAGAGATCGTTCTCCTCGGTTGCTAGTTGTCCTGCGAGTGCGCCATAGCTGCATAGGTCGACCCAGTTATCGATGTGTTGCGCTGATTGATTAGTCCTTGCAAGTTTAACAAGGACCATGATCCCTGCCACTTGATAGTCGTGAATCGGTGTCTGTAAGTATGCTGAGAGCAGCATTGCTGTGTGTTGCAGGTTATCCGCAGGGTGACCATATGATAACCCACGCTCACGAATCGTGTCGGTGGCTGTGAGTAGGATTTCATTAGCGCGCATCTGTTGTCACTCGCTGAAATGACTTGGCTACGATTAGACCCTCGCGCTTGCCTTCGTTAAAGCCCTTAGCCCAGCCGACCAAATACCACAAAGCATTAGCTAGTAGAAGCAAGATGATCATTGGCATCTCAAAACTCATTGTATTTCCTATCTGTGCCAATGCCCTTGATTGGCTACAGACTTAGTGTGACAGAAGTGTCAGACGAATCAAGTACATTTAGATAACGAAACGATAACGATTATCTAGGTCTGCCGTAAGACTTTCCAGAGACAATGAATGTGCCGTCTTTTTCTATGTGAATTAAATCTACCTGGACTTTTGCCTTGTTGACATAGATAATAGCGAAAGCCTGCTGCCAGTTTGCGACACCCTTAGTGTAAGCAGCTTGCTTAAAGTCCATGAGATTGCCTACCTCAACACCATGCAGGACACGCCCTATGCGCCCTCCAGAAGCCTCTGAGAAGGCACTACGCCCTGCTCTGTGCGTATGACCTGAGATGACATTCTTTCCATGCCTACGGGCTGCTTCAAGGGCTGATAAGCCTCCCTGTGGCTTGATGGGTGTGTGGTCTCCATGTATTGCAATCCAGTTAGGTGCAATAGGCATAGGATTCTTATGGAAAGTAATGCCAAGCTCATCGAACTTCATAAACTTCTCAAAGCGTAACTCTGGCAATGCCCCGAATGCAGGGACTTTAGCCATGATGATGTTATACAGGCGATCTGTGTGATTAGATCTTATGCAGTCTGTAACGCCTAAATCCCAGAGAAGCTGCACAGCCTCATTGCGGTCATCATCTAGGGTCTGGGCATAACTGCCCATGCGCCCTTCTTCCCACTTGCTTATCTGTGGAAGGTCAATCTCATCGCCAATGGTCACGACTTGATCTGGCTTGAATTTAGAGATGAAGCTTGCAAGATTACGGGTTGCAACCCTGTCATGGTATGGGACTTGTAAGTCCGAGACTACGACTATTCGCTTAATCGTCATCCTCATCTTCATAATTGCCGAACTTCTCTGGCTCGACAGGATCAGGCAAGATCCAATGTGGGTAAGCTTGAGGCTCTGTGATCATGAACATTGCTACATCTTCTGCGAAACCTGCTCGCTTGAGAGAACAGAAGTATTCATAAAGCCCAATGCAATAAGCATCTAGCTTTGAGTAACCTTGTTCCTCAAGTGCCTTAGTTGCTTTTCTTGCCATGAGAAAATTATCGCTCTAGAAGGATGTTATAGATCTCATCGACACGCGAATGGAGTCGCTTAATCTCTGTTAGTAAATGAGTAATGACAAAGCCCGATAAGCCACCAAGGGTTACGAGAGTGGCGATATATAGCTGAAAGAAATCTGTCTGTGTCACTTTTTAGGACTCGCATAACCGAACACGCCAGATAGCACAGCCCATAGGATTGCGCGGTAATCAAGGTCAAAGTTGCTAGATGCCCATGCAGCTAAAAATGCTCCAGCAGCTAGATAAACAGGGTTCTTTATATTCTTCATTATTCTCCGCCTAACATAGATACTTGAAAAAAAGCCCCATCATTGTCAGCCGTTTTCTTAAACGAGACATGCATGTGCTTAACGTGTTTGTTAGCCCCTGTGTACTTGCGCCACTTCCAGTTAAGGATGGGTGAGCAAATTCGTCCATCGAAAATGATGTAACTAATACGCTTGTCTGCTTTTGACTTTGATAAGGTACAAAGCTGATCTGCAAGATCGCCCATGATGTCGGGCTTGCCACCCTTGAACAGGTCACGATCGACATCAATGGCACGTACCCAGCCTTGCTCATCTGGATTATGATCAGACTTGCGAGTAGCGTGTCTGGTATCACCAATCCAACCATCCGATAGCCGGTCACGATCTGGGAATGAGTCATCGATCTGCTCCCTTAACTGGATAGCAGCCTTAGAGAGTTTTACCTTCATCCAAGTAGGAGCTTCGCTTCATCTTCTGTAATGCCTAATTTTGCCAAAAGCGCAGCTTTTTCAGCAGCTTTAGCATTTTCAGCTTCGACTTCTTTTGGATCACGCCAACGATACTCGTACTCTGCCAATTCTTCGGTAGTCATAGGTCGCTGAATCTGCTCGCCTGTTGTGCCGTCAATGATTACGATTTCCTTAGTCATTATGCTGCCGCCAATCCATAAACAGAAACAACTCCTGTGATGTTAGATGATGATGATTTTAACAAAATGCCTGTGTAAGTTTGGCTGAGTGTTGTATATCCACCAATCCAATAAGCCTGACCAGTGTCAGCATTGATTCCCGTTCCGTGGAAGCGTGGATTCTGTGAGGATTGACCAACACGATTGAAGTAAAGAGTGTAAGCATTTGGATAAGTGGATGTGCCTACATTTGCGCCAAGTGTGAATTCGGAAGTTGTGCCCGCCTGTGGGCTAGTCAATGTTACTGAAGAAATGCCCATAGTCGCACACGCGCCTTGATAGTTAGCAGTTTGTGTTGTTGAGCCATATCTCATCTGCAAGTGTAAATCGTCCGTACCTGTTGCGCCATAGATGTTTTCAATTACAACCATATAAGAAAAATAAGTGGCACTAAAAATGCTATCTATTGCAACGCTTGCAACTGCTGAAAATGAATTGCGAGTGATGAGAGTTAATGCTCCGCTACCTGCTGCAGCCCATTTCAAGCCTGTTGCAGCGGTACTATCGGCCTGTAATACTTGGCCGTTTGTGCCTACTGCTAGACGAGAGACTGTATCAGCAGCAGTAGCTGCAATGATGTCACCCTTAGCATCTACTATAGATTTAGCAACCATTGTTGCCATTGTTGCGTCAGCAGCATCGCCTAATGCTTCAATCGCCGTTGCGCCGTTCTTTACTAGATCGCTGGAAGTAGGAACAGGCCAGCCGTAATTAGGTGTAGTAGTTGCCATTAAGTTAGTGCTCCAGTCGCGTTAGTCCAGATAAGTGTAGCATTTACGCCTGTCCAAATTAGTGAGGCAGGCAATACTGTTTCCCATTGAGTCGTAGATAATGAGAAATCTGTTGCTGAGACATAAAGGGTAATCTCAGTAAAACTAGGGGTTGCTCGCAATGCTACATTTTCCACAAAGCCATCAAATTGACCATCAAGCAAGTTAGAAGGCAAATTAGTAATTAAGACTGGCTCACCAAAAAACACACCTATAAGGTTATCAAGCATGGCAGAAGGCATGTTTGGATTGTCTAGGCGGAAAGTAATTGCTCCCAATGAGGCGCGTGGATTTTTACGCAGTTTAAGCTCTCTATTGGCAATGTCGGTAATATCTGTAAGCGTTTTGATGTTAGAGTCAAATGAACGCTCAAAAAGCCCGTAAGAGGCTATAGAGTCGGTATCTAAGGTAATGTAAGTTGATCCGTATCCTGTGGCGTAGCGATAGATAAGGCTGTTACGGATGCGAGCAGTTTGAGTTGTTGATGTGATAGAGCTTGGTGTTGCATATGCGCCATCAAGGTTAGTAAAGCCATTTGCTGCGAGATAGTTAGATCTGTGGTCTGCATCGTCATAACTCACATTCCCGTCATTTTCCTCGTGGAGTTGACCCAATGCGCTATTGGCAATCTGATCTGCAAGACTTTGAGACTTAGCAGAAGGGTTAGCAGCTAAGGCAATCATTGTGTAAAAACCTGAGTCGATTGTGCCTATGTAGGACTCAGCCTGAGCCCATGTGACAGTTGCTGGATATGTGTCCCACGTCACAGTTGGTGTGACCTCTGCCCATGACAGGTTAAGGGCAGCACCTAAGATAGTTTCGATCTGTGCGCCGTCTAAGCCTTCTGCAAGAGCTGTGTTGAAAATAGCCTTTGTAAGGCGAGCAAGTGACCCAATGCCTAAAATCGTTCCAGTCGTAATAAAGCCTGTTTCCTCAGGGCTTCTTACCCCGATGTTAAAGTCTGATACTTCTCCACCAAATACAGTTACATAAGTGCCAGATGAATTTTTAAGCTCTAAAGTGATTGGCTCTGTGACATTGATGGTAAAAGGCGAATTGTCTGTATTGATAATCTCTACTCGGCAGTAACCTGCTGTGCATTGACGATCAATATCTAAGCGACCAGAAGCATAAGAAACTGAGGTAACAGTCGTATAAACATCATCGCCAACTGTTACACGCCACTCAGGAAGCCATGTCATTCGATCCTCAACAATGTCCCACGGCTTTGTGCATCACGCAAGACTTGATCAATAGCCTCAGCAATAGCATTAGGATCGCCCACGCCTGTGTTAACTGTAATTGTGATGTCTCTATCAAAAGCACCAATTCCACCACCTACGCGTGGATTCATGTCTGGAGTGAGACTCTTGTATTCGTCCTGCTTAAAAAGTTGAAAGCCAAAACTTTTATTTAATAAAGCATTAGTAGTTAAAGCTGCCATATCCGCTGCGTTTTGACCTTCTAGTAAACTTGCAATGGCGTTAGCTCTTTCAGTAGCGGCATCTGCATATTCTAAGATAGCTTCAATATTAGCTGCGGTTGCTTCTGCTTTAGGAATGAAATCAATCTTTTCGCCAACAATACCAATTTCAGTAATACCTTTTCCGACACTTTTTAACGCCTCGGCAGCGGCCTTAGCAGCAGCATCGGCAGCAGCTTTTTCAGCGGCTCGTCTTGCTAATTCGGCTTCGTAAAACTTTTTTAATGCCGCTTCTTGTTCCAACTGAAAAGCAGTTTTTCCGCCTAAAAGTCCTGTTCCACCAGTACCACCAGTACCACCTGTGCTACCTGTGCCGCCACCGCCACCAGTACCACCGCCACCAGTACCACCGCCACCAGTACCACCGCCACCAGAAGGAAGGTTGAAGTTAGGCATTTGTGGCCACTTGAACTTGGCTAACTCGTCAAGCATTTGCTTTATCTTTATCAATGCTAAATCTAAATTCTTTTGATCGATTAAGTCTTTAGGTATGAGACCTTTGAGGATTGACTCAATCGCTGTTATTTGATTCTTTTGTCCAGTCAAAGCACCAAGGATCTTTAAATCCTCATTGAGTTTGAGATTGGCAGCGATGATAGCAGTTGCATCTTTAGAAGCAATAGCATCTTCTAAGGCAAGAATTGACCGCTTGACGTTAAGGCGAGCTGTATCGTTGGCAATCTGTAGCATTTGCGCTGTGCTGGTTGCCTTACCTAATTGCTCAGCTTGATTAGTAAGAGCTGCTGCGACTTGGATCTTATCCATGTCAAAAACTTCTTCGCCTTGCAATAAGGCAAGATTACCCTTATCTATGGCAGCCTTTAATTTAGCAGCGTTGAGTGCTTTAATCTCATCTGCTGTTAGTTTCTTTTTGATTACTGCGGTTTTCTTAGTTAAAGCAAATTGATTTTGTAATGATTTAAGATGAGCGTTATCAGCTGACTTTTGAACAGGAGCTTGCTTTCCAGCCTCGCGTAATACTTCTAAATATGTGCCAAGAATAGGGATCATGCCTACATTGAAACCACCAATGACAGGCAAGTCTTTAAGTTTTCCTACAAGGACTCCCACGCCACGGATAACGTCTGCAACATACAAGGCTGTCTTTTCCATGTTTGTCGCTAGGTTTGCCACGCTTGTATCTTCACCAAGATTAGTAAGGGCATCGATCAAGCCAGTGCCGATAATTTCGCTAACATTAGCAGCGGCAACACCTAGCTTGTCGATTGAGCCTTGAAAGGTATTAGCAGCAGCTGTTGCAGATCCTGCGAATGTGCTTTGCAGCTGGTTTGTAATGTCCTCAAAAGACTTAGCCTTCAAGTCTGCCTTTGAGATACCTACACCCAAGCGAGATAGGGCTGCATTATTTCCTAGATATGCGCGACTCAATGCCGCTGTGACTGAGCCTAATTCCTTGCCAGTCGATGCTGAAATGTCTAAGGATAGATTAAGAAGTCTTTGTGCTTCTGCTGTGTTGCCGGTGGCTACTGCAAGAGTTTGATAAGCAGGTCGTAGAAGATCATCGACAATACCAAACTCTGTTTGTAGTCGCTGGATGTATTCTTCTGATGCAGCGGCATCTCGACCAAGCCCAACATTCTTAAGAGCTAAGGCTAACTGTTGCTGCGCTTTCTGATCGGCTGCTGCTGCTTTGACTGCAGCCTTACCATATGCAAGGACTGCTGTAGTACCAAAGGCAACACCGAAAGCACCTGCTAGTTTCTTGACATTCTTGGTCAGTTTGTCAGTTGCACTATCTGCTTGCTTAAAGGCTTTATTGCCAACGAACTCCGCTGCAATATCAATCATTACATTAGCCATGATTTACACCTTCGCTCTTGCGTTTAGTTTATTGGCTGCGCCTTGAATAGCCTTGAGGACTGCTTCTCTAGCCTTGCCATTATTCTCATCGTATGCACGGAATAAGGCGCGACCTTCCATCTTCTGATCGCCCTTCATCTGTGAGCTGTACTTGCCTTGCTGATTCTGTACAAATCTGCTTTGTGGAGTTTTACGACCCATAGTCTCGTAAATCGCTCCAGCAGCACTCTTATTGAATACGCGAGCAAGAGATCTAAATCCTCTGCGGTTAGGCTTTGATGGTGTTGTCTTATAACCAATGCCGGACTTTACGATCCGAGCATTGTAACTAGGAAAGCGAGCCTGTGATCCTTCACGGGTAAGCCATCCGCTGAGGACTTGACCATCATCTGGCAGATAGCCCTTAGCAGCCTTTGTAATAGGTTTTAACGCTGCGGCAACTTCTTTAGGTAAAGCCTTAGCAAGATCAGGACTGAAAGCGCGTAAAGACTTTCTAAGAGCGATTCCGCCCTTTACGCTTGCTGGCATCGCTCACCTCTTTCGCTTCATCCTTGAGCCCTTGCACTAATGCATCGAGCATGGTCTTATCTAGATCCAACAACTGCTGTGGCGCGATTCCCAATCTAATGCTTAGCCTAGCGATTAGATAGGTGAACGGAAGATCGCGCTTTAAGCTAAAGGGTCTGAATCAAGCACCTCGACACTTTTTAGTGTCTCGATGAAATCCATACCAAAAGGCTTAACAGTTTCACCTGACCTGCGTGTTACTTCCCATGCTAACCAATAGACATCGCTTTGCTTTTCTTCATCGCGGAACGCCTTATGGAAGCCCTTTTTAGCGTACTGCTCGAATGAGTACTCCACTGCTGGAGTGATCTCGCCTTCTAGTACGCTTCCATCTGTACGAACTATCTTTAGTTTTGCCATGGTTTGCCCCTTTATAGTTTGTTTAGAATGTGCCTGTTGTGGCTACTGCAACTGTTGAGTTAGCAGTAAATGTAATCGACTGTGTGCCAATATCGCCCACAGCACCATTGATGTCTGTAGTGTTATTGACTAGCAATGAGACTGTGTACAGAGGGTTAGTCGCTGAAACTGCTGTTCCCTTTGTCTGTAGGAATACACATGTGACTGTTGTTCCCCACGCTGCCTGTAGTGTTGCCAATACATTTGTTGCTGCTGTGTCATTTAGGAAATCAATAGTTACAGTTGATGACTCTAGACCCTTAACAAACTTATGAGAGTTATCTCCCATAGCCGTTACTTCTAGCTCATCAAATACGCGGTTGATTGTTACTGCTGTTACATGGTCTGAAAGATCGACTGAGTTAATCTTCACACCTACATTGTTATTTAGAAATACAGCCATGAGATTATTCCTCGTCCTTCTTAGTAGTTGCTGGCTTTGATACTGCTGGTGCTACCTGCCCGATCTTGATCAGGAAGGCTTCGTTTTCTTTTTCCCACTCGGACATGTTAACTCCAACTCGTAAGGATTGATACGGACATCTCGCAGCTGAGAAGGTCTCCCGAAGCAGCATTGAGAATACTAGGTGCGCTAATTGCGCTTACATTATAGACGAGAGATGATGCTGCGAGCTTAGCGAACACGCCACAAACAGTATCTTCAATCCCGTTTAGGTTGCCTTCATTGTCAAACAAAGGCACAGTCATAATTATCTTAAAGTTAGCCATTGGGCTAATGCCAATGTGTTGATTGTTTGTTGGTGTCAAGTAAGGATCATCTGGAGACACAATTACAGAATTAGCAAGAACTGTTGCAGGTGGAAATGCAAAAGTCTGCCATTTAGCATTATCTACTAATGCAGTTGCTAAAGTGGTTCTAAGAGTAGTGACGGCAACAGGCATCAGCCCACCATCGAACGCGGATCAAGTGCGTGAGCGATCAATCCTCGCACCTTAGCGAGAAGCTGCGCGCTCATTCGGTAAGGGCTTGGCTGGAAATCGACAGCGTTACTGCCTGAAAGGGTTGCAGTACGCGCTTGCCAGATTTCAACAGATATCATAAGAGCACTTTGCTGCACTGCCATATCGGTAGTCCAGTCTGTGTAAGTTCTTGAAGCGACTGATCCATAAGGCGCAATGGCATGCTTAGGCTGCGCTGTCGCGTGGTTTGTAACCATGCTGATTGAATAATCTCCAACGGCTGTAATAACTTTACTGCCATTGTAAGAGGATCCAGAATTAGAAATTGTTACTGTTTGACCTACATAAAAGATTTCTTTTACAGAATCGTTAAAGTAAAGAGTTCCCTGCCCAACAATATTCTCATGAGCTACTGTAAAGTAAGTAGGACTCCATAACATAGGAACAAGGACTGCATCTGCTGCATCGCATACTTCCTGCAAGGTTGCATCTGGATACAAAGTACCGACTCCGAGAGTGCTACGGAGTTCTGCGACTGTTGTAAGTGCCATGATGTCCTTTCTCAAGACTCTGGGGAGTAGAGGGCTACTACTCCCCAGAGCGACTTAGTGAGTTTGTTACGCCTTGTTGTTCTTGAATGCGCCAGCTGCAACCTTAGTTGCGATAGCACCGAATCCGTAGTAACCAACTGTTACTGATCCGTTAGCTGTTGACTCTGCGCGTAGGCGGTATGTTGGTGACTCGTACCATGTGTAAGCATCTGGGTTAACGATAAGGATTGTTCCATCGCCATCGCCGCCATTTGTAGGATCAACGTATAGGTTGAGTCCTGCAACGTTACCTGTCAATGATGTTGGTGCTACTTGACCGCCAGCGTTCATTGGATTTGTTGCTGTGTAGATTGGTCGACCTGCATCGTTGAGAGACATGATGTTAGACCATTGTCCTGTTGATACGACCATGTTGCGAGCGAATGGGTTTGCAAGACCTGCTGTTGCTCCATAAACAGAAGCTGAACCGCGAGCAACAATTCCTAGCAACTCTGCTGCTGTTGGATATGTTGCAACTGTTGTTGCATCTGTTGTTGCTCCAGAGATCAACGCTGCGTTAACTGCTGCGTTTGTCGCCTTTGCGTAAGCTGCTGCCATGTTGCGCACTAGCTCATCGAAGAATGCTGGAGATGTACGATCTAGCAATTCTACAGAGAATGTCTGCTGTCCTGCGTACTTCTGTACTGTTACAGATAGGAAGTTAGAGTTTTGATCTGTGTCGCTGAATGCATCGCCTTCTGGCTCGATCGCAACTGTTGGCATCTGTGTGATGCGTGGGATCTCGAAAGTCATACCTGCATCTGGAAGCACTCCGCGAGAGATTGCATCGATTGATGGGCGGATTGTTGTTCCGAGTGGGTTGATGATTTCTGACAACTGACGTGTAGGAACTAGACCTGCGTTGTCTGTTGTGTCTGCTGCTGCTAATAGGTACTGACGAGCTGACTCATCACCTAGTGCTGCACGAATTGAGTTTTCTGCATACTTAGCAGCTGTTACTTCAATGCGTGGCTTTGTGTAGTATGCTGCTGAAACAGTTGGGCGAGCAGCTTCAACCGCTGGTGCTTCAACTGGTGTTGCTTCGACTGCTGGAGTGGTTTGTTCCACGGTGGCTGTCTCGCTTTCTGTTGGTTGGATTGTTTCTTCTACGACAGATTCTTCTGCCGCAATATCAGTAACCTGAGCAGACTTAAATGCTGGCTCTGTTACTAAACTTACTTCGACCAAGCGAGCAGCTGAAACATAAGTAACGCCATCCTTGATCTTTGACTTGAGGACTTCTGCCCCGATTGACAAACCTGATTGCAATCCTTCTTCTGCAAGGATTAACGCTTCTGTGCCGCGCTGTGAGCGACTTACAGAAAATACAGCATCGATAGAGTTCTCTGACTCGCTAAATGAAACCATGCGACCCAAAGGTTTCTTATTATCATGCTGACTTAGAAGCTTGACAGACTTAGGATCTTCAATAGCGATTGATCCTGACTCAAAGATAACTTTCCCCATGTTGGTTGATCCTGCTTCAACATTAAGAGGGACAATCTTGCCTGAGACTGTGCGGTTTGCTGAGTCTGCTGTGAGATCAGCTGAGAAGGTAATTACTTGATTCATACTAGACCATTGTTTCCGTTAGGTGTTAGATCAGTCATTTCCATCGCTTGCTCTGGAGTAATCAGGTTAAGCGTTAGCAGTTTTTCAATGACTGCCAATTCTTGAAGTGGATCAGTACGCAAAAAGTTCTTATCAATATCGAACTTAACGACATTGCCACGAGCTGTAATATCATCCATAGACAAGCGATCTTCAATCGCTGTAATAAACGGCTGTAAAGATAGTGTTAAGAATTGCTTACGCTCGTCCTGAACATTTGCATAAGTCATAGAGTTATTTTGATCTGCTGAAACATAGTAAGCAGGTACATTGCACAAACGCGCAATTTCAGTAGCCAAGTTAAAAATTGCTTCTCCGTACATCATGTCTTTGGGTGAAAATGAAACTGGAGTGTATTCAAGAGTAGAAGTTAGATATGCAGTTGAGCGATTGTTGCGAGCAGTACGCCATGCAGCAAGTAATCCAGATACTTCTTTAGGATCGAGATCAGCACCGGTATTTTTAATGTAACCAGTTGCCATTGGAGTAGCTGCTGCGATAGCCGCTGCCTTCTGTACATCAATAGCAGCGCGGATTGTTGAAACGCCTGTGTTGAGAATGCCATCGCTTAATGATTGGAACGTAACAAGAGATCCAAGACCATCCATCGGTAATGTTGTGCCATCGACTGCATAAGATCTAACAAAAGTATTGGTGCTATCAAGAGTAATTGTTACTCGATTATTAGCGATCCACTCAAAACGAGAAGGACGTCCGTCCTCTTGGTAAACCTCAACCACTTTCCAGAATGCTTGACCATATAGAAGTAATGAGTCAACAGTCCATGCAATCGTTACAGATCGTGGCTGAGAATACGAAGGTTGCTCTAACCAAGCAGGTGAGCCTAATTCTTCGTTAGTGGATTTCTTGTAAAGCTCTAAAGGAATTGCTCCGATAGTGCCAGCAAGTAAATTGCGGCAACGCATAAGTGCTGGGACAGACATTGCTTCTGTTCTGCCAATATATGCATTCTGAAATGGCATTGCATAAGGTGAATACTCGCCTAATACCTGAGGCGCAGCTTGAGCTTGTAATTGTGGCTTAGACTCTAGACCAAATGCTTGCAGTAATTTACCCATAGACATAAATGGTAGCACATGTCAAGCATTTGACATATTACATAGGGTGTGTCTAGGTGTAAATCTGTGGCTTAGGCTGAGGGATCATTAACTTGCTTACACACATTGCAAGTCCAATGGGCGCGCTAATATCGCCGCTGCTGCGCCTTTTTATGATACGCCACGCGGAGTCATTAGTTTTAGCAGCTGTATTCTGAAACTGCTCTATAAGTTCTTTCTGCCCATTGTGAACGACCCTAAGGTTCGTCAATCCTTCGAGCAAGTCCCCACACGCTTTATAGAACTGCTGACCCGAAACATCTTCCACGATTACGCCAGAATTGGAGAGCCTATCGGCAATAGTTTGTGTGGCGTACTTGTCAAAACATACTATGCGCGGCTTATATATGTCACACCATGCCTTTATACTTGCTGCCATCTTTAGCTCATCGATAGCAATCTGAGAGCTGTAGGTCTCTAGAATTCCGATGCCAATCCTCCCATCTGGGAGTAACTGTCCTGCGACCAATGATCCATTCCGCCGTGAAGGACTGACATCGAAACCGAATACAGTATAAGCCCCTACTGCCATTTCGAGAGTGCTATCCGAGCTGTTTTCAAGTATCTCTGTGCTGAAAGGGCAATTTAATGCGCTTATCCATTGACACAAAGTCTCTGTGCGAGCGGCATCCGCAGTTGAAGAAGCGATAGTTTCCTCAATGGCTTCTACGCTGATTAGGTATCCCATCGATGGATTTGCAAGAGCCCAAGCGTTTCTATCCCATATGTCGCAGAAGTCGGGTGCAGAATACTCATAGTAACCAAGGCTCTTAGGCGGATAGTTTTTACAAGCTTCGTGCAGTGAATTGAGTTCGGTGGAATATGCATCACCAGCATTGCTAGTAAATAATCGCTGGCTGTTCATTCTTGCTAGCGTTACGCTTTTTGCAGCATCCATGGCGGCTGAGCTGACCTCGCGTAATTCATCAATCCAGAGAAAATCTGCGGTTCTTCCACGCGCTCCATCGGATGTCGCTGCTGCCACTTCGAGCTGCGCTCCGTTAGCAAGGATTATCCGTTCATCGCCATTAGTACGCCTAATGCCCTTCTTTGGATCTCCATCTTTGAGCTGTGCCCTCATCCAGTCATTACGCTCGATGATGTCTGCCATAATGTTGAAGGACTTCATTGCCATAGCTCTATTTGATGACATGATAAGAATGTCCTTCTCACCGAACATAAACAGCCCTGCTAAGCAGCGCATACGCGCAAGATGGCTCTTTCCGGACTGACGAGCTATAAGCAATAGGTTCGTCTTACGGATGAACATCTGATTCTTGTCTACGGTACACATGTCATCAAGGATAAGCTTTTGCCAGTCGAGTAAAGGCTGACCAATGCGCTCAGCTAACTCAGCGATCTGTGTGCCTTTAGTTTCGCCCTTTAACCATGGGCTGTGAAGCCTTGGTTTGAGTGCCCCTCGTAAGGGTTTGCTCTTTCTGGTCTTAGTTGTCATTGACTCGGACTGGGTCGGGTCTTAAAAGGACTGTCTTGGTGAATCTCGGACTGTGTCAGGGAGAGATTGCCAGAAAAGACAGGGGGGGTAGCCGTCTGTGCTAAAAAAACCCCATCATTGAGCGCACCCTTACGTAGATTGCATGACTTGCATAACACTCTGAGATTATCAAGCTCATGACCACCACCGGACTTGCGTGGTATCACATGATCGATGTGCATCTCACCCTCATCTGTGCCACATAATTGACAGAAGCGACCATCGCGCTTGAACACACGTTCACGCTGCTCTCTGTAACGTCTGCTGTTTAACTTATCTAGTGCCATTAGATCTCATCATAACAGTTACCACATACCCACCAAGCATGGACATTGATGACTTCTGATTCAGGTGTATCAGCTGCACACCGACTACATTTAACAATATCTTCTAATGCCAATTCTTTGCCTTCCAATGATCATAAGCATTACATGGATTAGAATATCTGTGCTCTATATATGAGAGCCCCCATCGTACCTGAGTATAACCATCTTGATCTCTTAGCCACTCACTTCTACCTTGAGGTATTCCATAGTGTGAGCCATTACGAGCTTTAGGATTCCATGCTGATTCTTTACCATATAACTTACTAAGACATACATACTGCTTGTAATCATAATGTAATAGATGTAATGCATACTCTTTATAGGTTACATATTGCATTGGTTTAGATCCACCTGCATCAGGCATGATGCATAGAGCTATCCCAACAGCTACTAGCACCCCGCGAGCTACGCCCCTAAGGGGCTCGCGGTGAGCCTTTGAGAGGCTCTGCTGTGTTAGCGTACCATCGATGTCAAATTCATTTGTAAAAGTCCTGCTCAGAGCGGTGTTTCGTTTCAAGATTACCTCCTGTGGATAACTTCTGTGGATAACTATTTATCCGTACTATAGAAGCCCTTGCCCTTAAATACTGCTGGAGTAGCTGCAATTAGTTTAGTCATAGGTTCATTACAGTAAGTGCATGGTATTACTGGTCGACTGTGCCATCCGTGGGTAATCTCTTGACTAAGATTGCATCGTGTGCATTTGTAGTCGTAGGCTGGCATGTTAAGCACCTC